GATTCGTCTGATTCTTCGTCGAATCCGTCGTAAGTCGGCTTAGGATTCGTAACCGATGTAACGCCGCCTATACTCATCGGTATAAGCGTAATCATATCGGCTTCGATATTGTATTCTGATCCGGCATTTTCGGCTTCGACTGGTATCGTTGCCGTGCCGTTATCTTCGATATAAGATTCTTCGGTAGTATAGAATTTATGTCCGGTTACGGATTGGAATAATGATTTTTTCGGAATCCATGCAGCGGCGTTACCTTTAACAGTTACTACGCCTTTAGCCTTAGCGGCTAACTTTCTATCGATTCCGAAGTCTTTACATTTTTCTGTTAAGTAATCGCCCCAGGAAGTTGACGCGAAGAAGGCGTCGCGTAACATATCCATTTCGAAATAGACGTTTTTAAATTCTTCGGCGGTGCTATTAACGATATCGCGTTTAAACGTACCTTCGATAACACTTTCTTCCGTGCCGTGTTGCTTGATATAATCGACTAATCTTTTTTGAATCGTATTTACATCTTGGGAAGCAAAAATATCGGGCATTATATCACCACCTTATACGTTGTCTTTTTATAAATAGATGTAAGTGTAATCGTAATTTCGATAATATCGTCTTCTTGCTTCGTGATAGTCATATTGTCGATAGATACGATATAGGGATTCACTAATAAGCCTTCCTTTATGTCGGCTTTAATCATTTCACCTACATTTTTAATATTGTTTTGACCGATATATTTTTCTAACTCAATGCCGTAGGAATCATGATACGCGACGTATCTAAATCTTTCCGTCTTTAGCGTTTTATAGATCCATACCTTTAAGGCTTCGTTTTCGGTAACTATAATATGCTGCCCGTCGGCATTTTTTAAAAATCTATCGTTTGTAAAATCCCAGGCATATTCTGTTAAATATGGTAGCTTATTTGTCGATACGACTGTATCAGCCGTACTATTAATAAATGGATTAGCCATATATGCCCTTTCTATAAATGTACTATTTTATCTAAAATAATATATTGTTGTGTCGTGCCTTCGACTTGCTGTATCGGCATAATCGATACGTATTCGCCTGGCTTCAATGTATCCGTATAGATGATATTATCGGTATACGGATTATTAATATCATGCGTATGGCTAGCGTATGCAGCGTATCCACCACCACCGCCGCGCGGTTGCGTTTCAGATACGATAGTACCTTTCGCCGTCCTTTCATATCCAATTAATAGATATTCGCTAATCCATACGTCTTCTTTTTCTAATATAAAGTCTTTGTATTGTACTTTAATATTCGGCGGCGGCGCTAATACCTTACCTATCTGAATTGTTTCCGGTTGGTTATTTTTAGCGACGCCGTTAAGTATTCCGAATAATTGGCTTTCAGGTGTTTCATTCATAATAAAAGTATCTTTCTTTTAAAAGATTATTTAAGTACCTGCGTAAAGTCTAGCGTTAAATTCATCGTGTGTTGCCCATTACTAAAGGTATGGGAATCTGACTTAATAAAGAATTTACCTTTCAAGTTTTCTTCTTGTATTTCGATACTCTTACCAGCTACACAATAGATATTACCGATTGCGTCTAAGCTGGCGTCGATATCTACGGAATGTAGTAATTTAGCAGCTGCCGTTTTAGTATCGACTTTTTCGTCCGGTTTATAGATATCGGTTACTTTGCCGAATTTATCGTAAGCCCATTCACCTTTTACGACGCGATCCGGTGAGGTATCGCCGTTTTTATCAGCTATATATACTAGGCTTACAAGATTTTCGATAGATTCGCCATGCGATGATGACATAATATTAGTCTTATCCGATAGCGAAAAATTAGCGATATGATTCGTCGCATTGTTACCGATAACGATATTATTATTCTCATCGATAGCCATAACGGAATATTTGTTATTATCTTTTGCCGATTGTAAGGATAAAGCCTTTTTAAATATTTCCGTAGCCGTCATGCCGTCGGCTATAAAATCGCCTTTAGCGTCTAATTTAACGCCTTCGTCTAAGACAATTTTATAACCCCATTCGTTGGCTACTTGCTTCAAGTCATCTAATACAGTCGTATTCTTAAACTTCTTATTTAGCTTAGATTTAGCTAGATATATTAGATTATCGTAAGCGGTAAAAGATTTGTCGTAACCTTGCGTATTGCGATTATGTACCCATATTTTACCTTTGAATAAGATAATTTCTTTGGATTCCAAAGACGATATATCTTCGATGTATTTAACAGTTACACTATCGCCGATTTCGATTTTAGGATTCGTAAAGGTACTATCCTTAGTTACATTATTAAAAGCGATAGTAAATTCTACTTTTCTAGCTGCTTCTTGGTTATCGCCTGACCACGTAAAAGATATGATGTAATCTGTTACGTCGGTATCGTTAATCATAAACTTAAACTTATTCATGATTTCACCTTAGAAGGGCTATTGAATTTAGAAGCCGATTCTTTTAATGGAAATTCCTTACTATTAACGACTGCCGATAATGAATTATCGTTATTTTTTCGAATGTTAATTAAGTCGCCAGGGTTGAAGGATATTTTCTTACTGCTTGCCGTCTTAACTAAAGTTTTTGCATACGATAAGTATTTCGACTGGTTTACGTCTAAACCGCGATTATCTGTTTTAGAAATTGCACGATTTAAGAAGGTTAATGGCGTATCACCTTTACGATATACTAAGTTAGCTTTTACTTTATCAAGTGCCGTAATTTTACGCTTATTAAGTCCGGTTTTATCTTCGATTTGTTTATTCGTATCGCCGATGTGTTTGTATTCGGTAAACGATAAAGATATATCGATATCACCTACCGGCGACGCTTCTTCGTAGTCGAAAGAATCGATAGTAACGTCTAAATCTACATTCGTACCGACTATCGTTAAATGACAATAGGTATCCGCGGTACGTAGTGCATTAATACGACTAATATAGTCCGATGTATCGACTGCGTTTATGAATGTATTGTCGATTCCTGGTAAGAAAGTACTAAAGGATATCTTTTGTAGTCCGGTCTTACCTATCATATTAATTTCGCCTAATGACTGGATATTAACGATACTATTATTATTAGCTACCTTAACGGAATAAGACGGCGGCGGTACCGGTAGCGTAATACTGCCGGTTTTACCCGTTAAAATAATTTGTCCGTCTTCGGCTGTATTGGCTAATGTATTTAGGTTAAATAATTGTGCTAGCCCTTTATTAACGATAGTTTCGATTGTGCTACTCGTGAATAATGACATTTTATACAGCCCCTTCCATAGTATTAATTGCGTGTACTTGTAATTTATTAACTAAACCGGTTAAGATTCTATCGATATCGGCTTCTTCGCGTACTGTAATAGAATCGGCTAGCTTAGCAATATTAATAGTATTAGATGTTTTATTATTAGATACTATCGCTTCACGTCTACCCATTTCGCGGGCTTCCCTTACTGATTTATCATGTGGCATAACTCTAGTACCGGAAGGAAGGTCTACAATTTCACCGCCCTGATCATGTATCTTAGCTAAACCACCTTTCCAATCATCGGTACCGGTAAATAGTAATGGGATATTCATACTAAATTGTTTACCGCCGAATCCTGGTACCCAGTCCGGGATAGTAAAGGATAATCCATTAATAACGCCTATGATAGTGTTAATTGTGCTTCGTATAAATTCACACGCGCCGGATACGCCGGATTTAATACCTTCCCATATGTTGCCGAAGAAGTCGCCTAATGCTTGCATAGCGGAAGTAAAGCCAGGTACGATAGTACCGGTAAACCATGATACGGCGGCATTAAATGCAGCTTTAATCATTTCCCAGCCAGCTATTAAATAGGTTTTAACTGTATCCCAGTTGTACCAAAGTAACGTAATGGCTATAATGATAGCGCCGATAACGAAGCCGATAGGGTTACTCATAAATGCAGCAGCTACGGCGCGGATACCGATAATAAGGGCTTTAAATAGTCCACTTCCGGCAATCTTAACGACGTTAAATACTAATTTAATAGTATTCATATTAGCGGCAATTTTAGAAAAGATAGTTAATCCAGTACCGATAATTTTAAAGCCGGCATATAGTCCGATTATTAATTTACCGATAGTAATTACCCAGTCTAAGGTGCCGTCATTCGCACTAGATATTTTTTTAGCTAAATCGGCGATGTATTGGCTGATTTGCTTAACTTGGGGCGCTAGCTTTTCGCCTAACTTATAAAGAATAGCCATGGCGCTATTTTTAGCCAACTGAATACTACTGCCTAATGATTTATTCATATCGTCATAGGCTTTATTCATTGTGCCTTGGCTATCGGCTATTTGTTTCTGTTGTTTTCTAAATTCTTCAGCGTTGCCGGCTAATTTAGCGAAGGCGCGTCCGCCTACGTCGCCGAAGGCTTGTAATGCGATATATTGTTTTTGCGCGCCCGTCATATTCTTAGTCTTTTCATCGAAGTCAGTAGCGATATCGACTAAGCTACGCATTTTACCGGTAGCGTCGAAGACTTGTACGCCGATCCCGGTAAGGTTTGCGACGTTTGCGGGGTTTGCCATTCTTTCGAAGATGTTAGATAAGCCCGTACCAGCTTCGCTACCTTTAACGCCGGAATTAGCTAATACGGCTAAGGCTGCCGACGTATCGTATACATTCTGATTCATGCCGGAAGCCGCTGCACTACATTTAGATAGTGCTTCGCCTAAGTCGGCTACATCGGCGGAAGAATAGTTAGAAGCTGCCGTAATAGCGTCTAATAATTTAGGTACTTCAGTAGCTGGCAATTTAAAGGCATTAACTGTATTCGATACCATTTCGGAAGCAACGTCTGAAGCCGTATCGGTTGCGATAGCGAATTTTGCGACTTCTTGCGTCATTTTGTTTAATTCGTTACCCGTTAATCCGTCAATCGCGCCGCCTAATGAGTTAGCTATACCGACTAATTCTTCGGCTGACTTGGCGATTCCTAAAGACATATCAGTAAAAGCCTGTTTAGATACATCAGCACTCTTACGCGTTTCTTCGTCTAGTTTATTTAACATGGCATGATGTTTAGTATCGAAATCAGCGAAGGCATTGACTGCTAGGGTAGCCGTACCGACTGCCGCCATGGCGAAGGGTTGTAATGCACTAGCTGCGCCATTAAACTTCTTACCCATATTCGCGATACTTTTGCTGGTAGCCTTAGCCATTCTATCAGTCTTTTTCAGATTACTATTAACAGCCTTTAACTTATCTGACATTTCGTCTTGCAATTTAATAATTGCGTCTATTACTGTAGCCATTAATTACCTTTCAGCGATTCGGATTCTTCGATTCGCTTTTCTATTTCATAACTTACGAAGGCATTAACTACAATTTTTTCACCAATAGGCAACGTAAAATATGTACTAGGTAACATATGATGATACCGATATAAGAAGTACATAGTTTGTATATCCCTATTGGTGTCGATTAGTTTTTTATTTCGTTTTCAGCTTCTTCAGAATCTTCGATAGTATTGCCGGATAATTCATTAATCTTAGTAACGATATCGCCGATTTCGCCTACTGTAAACATAGACATAGCCAATTCTGCCGGCGTTGCTACCTTGTAATGGCGTACTAATGCTTCATTATGTAAATCCGGATTCTTAATACCTTCAAGAAGCAAGTTAGCTGTAAACTTAGATTCGTCCATATGGCTTCTACCTTTTTTATCGGTAGAGGTACATTGTCGACGAATACGCATAAAATCGTTTGCGTTTAATGCTTGTAAGGTGATTTCAAAATTAGAATTAGTTTTTTTAGATAAGGATTCTACTACATAAGTACAAGTATCCTTTTTAGTTAGTGTTTCGATATCTTTATTAAGTAAGGTATCGACTAAATTAATTTCAGCCATTATATATATCTTCTTTCTATTAAATAAAAGATAAGAGGGCTATTAAAGCCCCCTTATGATTTAGTTGTAATTAGTCGATAGAATCCATAATCTCAAATTCGGAAAAAGTGAAATTGTAGGAATCTTCGCCAACTTTACCGGCTTCCCAGTCGATAAGGTTAAGCGTATCGAATGTAGCGTCGCGGATAATAATTCTTTCTTCGCCTTTAGCGTCCGGATCATTCAATTTAGATTCAATAGTAAATACAGGTTGTTTACCAGCTTGGATATCTTCCGCCATGGATTTTAAGAAGAAGCTATCTACTTTATGAAGTTTAATGCTTCCTTTACCTGTAATACTGATTACTTTATACGCTTTGGATAAATGCTTAACGCGTTTAATTTCTGTTTTGTCTAAAGTATATTGTGCTTTAAGGCTAATAACTTCGGCTAAATAATGGGAATTAACCCATACTTCGCCATGAGTGCCGTTAATGGTTTGTTTAGCTTCGTAATTTTGCATATGGGATACTTCCTTTATTAGATATGGATAGGTAATTTAATAGTTTCGATTGCGTCTAATAAAGACATTTCAGCAGTCAAGAAGACATTATCGCCGATATTTTCGTATTTAATGTCGATATCTTTCATGGCTTTTAATTCTTCTTTAGTCTTACGTCCATTCTTCATAAGATAAATCTTAGTTGCGTCGACATCGATAGTACAATTATTATGCCCTTTTTCAGCAAGTGAATTGGCTTCTAATTCAAGAAAATAACCATTGATAGCCGTAACTAGTAAGCAGCGATTATCATAAGAATTAGCGTATTTACCTAGGTAATTATCTTCAGCCGTTTTCTTAATATCGTCGTGAATCATGTCCATTAATTCGACTAATTTAATTTTCTTGAAAGATTTCCCTTTCTCTTGGATTGTAGTTACGAAAGAGTTTACGCCGCGCGCTACTTTGATTTTTTCGCCGTCATCAAATACTACAAATTCACCGGCGTCGATACGTCGGTCTAATGTTTCACGATCTACAAATTCTACGCCGGTTACTTCAGGAAGTGGCGCGAATGTACAAGAAATTGTAGCCGGTGTACCACAAATTAAACCAGCGATACGGGATAAATATTGTTGACCGGTATATTTTTTGTCTTTGACTTCAAAATATTCGTTTGTAACATTAATGATACCTTCGTTATCGGCTGCGTTTTTAAATAGTACAGCTTTAACTTTATTGTCTTTTTGTGTACGTTGTGCCTTAATCCATGTAGCGATAGAAGAAGTTTCTTCCGCTGTTGCTTCCGGATACACTAGGTACGTAAATTTAATCGCTTCGGCTGCTTTTAATTTAGCGTTGATATCGGTTACTTTCGCGCCTTTAGGGAATGTTAAAGCTACGATTTTATAAGGTGTCGTTTGATAGCCGATTAATGCTAATTCTAATTGTTTTTTATTGTCTTCGGATAATGTATCGGGGATATCGTCGTTATCGAAGATTGTATATTTTGTAACGGCTTGTACGCTTGTATCATTTAATAAAAGAAGAATGATACCACGTTTAGCGGATTCAATGGCTGCAATGCCTTTTTCTTTGAAATATACACTAATTTCAGGTAAGCCCATTATTTATACCTTTCTTGTAAATGTAAAGTATTCATCATGTCGTAATTATTGGTATCGGTATTCGGTAAGGCGTCGAAGTAACTTACATCGAAAGAGAAAGTAATGATATCGCTATCATCGCCGTCAATTTCTGTATGTAGATTTTCTGTTAAGACATGACGTCTTTTATGTAATAGATAAAATCCGTATGTAAAAGTATCTATTAATTTGTCTTGAATCTCGTATAAGTCTTCGGCTAATAATGTGCCTTTCTCGGAAAAGAAAGTAACGTATACCGATACATAATTCTTTTGATAGTTGTAATTGTTGCGGTTAGATGTCCGAATCGCCTTTAAGAAAAAGCATGGCGATTCAAAACCTTCCTTCGTTTCGTCAAGATAGATAGGGTAACTATATATATCCGCTATCTTATCTTTAACGGAAGATAAAATATCGATTTGATTCATGTTATCCCTCTATCTTTTTCTTTAGTTTTTTAACCATTTTATTTAATTCGACCGGAAGTACAGTACGTCCGACTTCCTTCGTAGTCGAATCGATAAAATGTTTACCTTGCACGAATCCGATAGTCTTACCAGTTTTAGATACTAGCCTATGCCCTCTATCGACTAAACCGATATGAGGCGCTGTATTAAATACTTCGGCTTGTAAATTGGTAAGGTCTGTACCGGTTACGCGCTTCTTCCAGGATTTAGACAATTTCTTTTTATGATCCGTGCCGGAATCAGGTGTTTTACTAGCCAATTCTTTTTTTAGCGCTAACCCTGTACGATTTAATGCCTTTTCGGCTTCTTCGGGATAGTCGGCGATAGCGTTGGCGATATTATCGATTAAGTCATCTATATTTAGAAATTCAAGGCTTGCCATTATTTCGTACCCCGTGTCTTATCGTTTGAGTTAGTACCGCGGCTAATAGATTCCGCTATAATTTCTAGGGATTCCATATCGTCGTACGGATCAGTTATACCAATGATACGATAGACTTTATCTTTAAATTTAATAGTCATATTCGTATCGAAATTAATTTTTTTAGTATATCTAATAATAAATTTTATTTGGTCTGTATTCTGAATAACAGAATTAGATGTATTATCTATATTTTTAACTGGATAGATAGCCGCCCAGCATTTATAAATGGGCGTATCTTGTACAGTCGAAAAGCCTTTAGGCGTTGTCGTGTTTTGTTTTCTGTAAAATGTAATACGTCTATTTAATCTTCCAGGATTTAGAATCATGGTTATACCTCTTCATACGTAGCGTTATATTTAATAGTCGTAAGCATATCCGTTATTGAATGAGGATACTCGGCAATCATAGACGATTTATTGGCTATATTCCGATTAGTGTACCAATGGGATATAAGTAATAACGATAGTTGCCCCATTAAAGGGTAACTATCGTCATATCTCTTACCCGTTGTCGATTCGATATAGCCGATAGACGCATTAATTAATTGTTGTAATTCTGTATCCTCTTCTTCGGTATCAATTCGAAGATATAGTTTTACATCGTCAAGCGTCATAGGTTAAATCCTTATTTTTTATTAACGAAGACTAAGCCGTTAGCGTCGATTACTTTGCCGTCTACTAATGCGATAGAATCATAAACTTTTTGACGTGTAGCGTTGTCAGTATATGTATATAGGTCTACTTCATAAGATGTATTAAGCATATATTTAGACAAATCAAACAATACAGCGACTGTATTAGTTGCGACTGCGGCATCGAAATCTGGTAAAGCGTCTGTTAATACTACGTCATGACCTAGGAAGCGATATTGAGGGGCTTGCACGATACCAGCGTTAATAATAGGTTGTCCGTTTTTGTCTACCATAGTAGCGAAGTTAAGGGCTGTACCTTCATTCATAATAAATACAAAATCTTTTTTGTATGCAGTTGGTACGGCTTTTACTGCTTTTACCAAAGTAGCGTAGTCGCAAGCTGTAGCGTCTACTTTTGCTACTGGTGTAGCTGCTGTAATGCCAGTCGGTTGACCTACGCCAGTACCGGATACGATAGCTTTTTCTAATGCTTTACCCATAGCGTCGACTACATTTTTAACTAATGCGGATTCGAAGGCTGCAAGGCTGCGTACGTCCATTTGGAAGGATACGCCAGCGTTACAACGAAGTTGGTAAGCAGTAAAGGAGATAGAAGCAGTTGTCATCTTTTGAGAATCGCCGATAGCGTTTTCATTTTGCCATACTGCTTCGAATTTAGTAGCGGAAGCCGGTACAGTTACACCAGCGGGATAAGATACACGGCGTACGCGTGGCAAGATATCGCCGTATGCTTCTAGTTTAGTTACGATTTCATTAAGTACAGTCGTAGGGATTACAGCGCCATTATCTGCGGTAACAGATGTAGCAGCTGCGCGAAATTCTTGAGGAATTTCAGTACCTTTAGTAACGTATTCCATAAAAGCGGAACGATATTCTTGAGATTCGAATGTTGGATTTGTCATTTCGTGTTGTCCTTTTAAATTAATAGAATTTCCTAGATTGTTGTTAATTTCTAATTGTTTAGCTACTTCTTCGCGGGCGCGTAATTCTTCGGCTTCTTCGTTGAGGCTAGCTAATTCAGTTTGAAATGCTTTTAAAGTTTCCATATCCGCGGAATCGATAAGACTACGGATTTCAACTTTACGGGCGTTAATTTCGTCAATTCTTGCCATTATGTGCCTTTCATCTTTTAAATAAAAGAAAAATAGTACTAAAAAAGTGCCACCTGATAAGATAGCACTAGTTTATTTTTGATATTAACCTTCTACTATATAAGCGTATTAATCTGTTAAAAGTACGGCTTTAAGCGTTTCGCGTAGATGATTGGTTTCAGCTTCTTCTTGAATTTGTTTAAAGTTTCGGTAGATAGCTTGTACCGATGTATCGTCATATGCCGGGAAATCGACTACGGATACGTCTTTAATCGCTTTAATAGATTCGATATGACGGGTGTTACCTTTATAAGAATCTTTGTCGACGATAAAGCCGAAAGACATTTTAGAAATGTCGCCGCGTTTAATTAATTCGTAGATATCGCGCCCCGTAGTCGTATTAGCGATAGTCGCTTCGATATATAATCCGATATCGTCGACTTTAACAGATAGCGTATTATTTGATGTACGCGCTAATAATTGCGTCTTATCGTCGTGGTTATAACGAAGTACAATATCTGTTAAATCACAATTATCAAGGGCGTATGTTTCAATGACTTCATAATAATTTGTATCGTTAATAGATCCGATAAATGTAGGACTATTAAATACAAGGGCATAACCCGCGATAAACATATCTTCTTTAGTTTCTAATACGGATTCTTCCGCGCTTCTAATTTCTAGCATTATATATTATTCCTTTTCTTTTAATTGGTATTCGTCGGCTTTAGCTGCATTAATATAATTCAAGGATACTAAGCGTTTATCCCCGTCTTCTACCGGCGGTAAGTCAAACAATTCGCGGGCTTCGTTTGTTGTTAATAAGCCTAATGCGCCTAATTCTTTAACCATAGATACCTTATTAGCCGTAGACGCGTACGTTAAACGATTCGAATTAAAGTCGATAAGATTGCCGTACTTTCTTTCTTGGTCTGTAAATACCTTAGCTGTAAATTCTTGACTAAGCTGAATCTTAATCGATTCGATAATAGATTCATAAAAGGCTTGCCATTCTGTTTCGGTGTAGTTACCGGATACGATAGCTTCCGTTAAACCGAAATAAGAATATACTTCCGATTGAAGGTATTTTAATTGTGTATCCTCGGCGGATTCTACTTTATTCGTAATCGGTACGAAATCAGTAGAAGAATCTACAGCAGCTATACCGCCAGTATCGTTTGTAAAAGACATGAAATTCTTAGCGAATGTTTTAGCTTGCGTAATCCAGTTTTCTTGCCCTACGTTACCTTTAATTTTTAGTACGCCGGAAATCTTTCCGGAATTTTCTACCTTATTCGAAATGCTTCGTCTTGCTTTAAAAAGATTAGATAAGGTTTCTTGTAAAGGTTGATACGCGTCTTGACCTAAGAAGTCATGAGATGAAAAGTTACGTCTGATATGAATGATATCGGTATAAGGTACGGCGATAGTCTTACCGGTATAGAAGTTAAACTTTAGATATAAGGCATTATTAACTTCTTTTAATTCACACGTAGCGAAGTCGATAGGATAGAAGCCAATAATATTATTTTGTGTATCTTTTTGTAAAAAGATAAATGAATTTCCATAATATAATAGTTGACTAGTAATTTTATATAAGAAGTCCGCCGTACTCATATAGATATTTGGTCTACTATTAAGAAGGCTATTAATAGTAGTAGATTGTAAATGTCTTCCGTCTTCGTCTTTAATAATATGTACCGGTTTTAATTTAGATACGTGGCGCGCGATAGTGTCGACGCATGATCTAACTGTTAAATCGTTATAGATTTCTGAATTATAGTTAGTGATTAAGCTATTAAATGAATTAATTAGCTGCGCATTTTCTAAATTAATAGGCTGTTTAGTATCGCCGAAGATAGTAGACAATAGATTTCTAAATTCCATTATTTACGTACCTTTCTTAGTTTAGATTTCAAATTAATATAGATATAACGAATACTTGCCGCCAATAAGATTAGTAGTCCAATTAATAGCGGTAACATGAATCTAGCTATAATAAATATTAAGATGATGATAATTAAGAAATAGATAATATCTAGCATGGTTTATATTCTTTCTTTTAATTAATAGATAAACTAGTAAGATAAATTCATATAAGAATAATCTTCTTGATTGTTTAAATAAATAGTGTACGCATTAAGCAAGGCGGCGAATCCGTCTATCCTAATGCCGTTTTTATTGCGATTCTTAGCCGGTTGGATATTTCCATTAATATCTGTATCGGCTTCGACGCAAGCTAAATTCCATATCGTTATAGGATTGTTATTGTAGTTAATTAATTTATCTTCGATATCATTTTTGATACGCTGCATAGGTATAGAAAGGGTTTTCTTGCCCTGGCGTACTTCTTCGCATATATCTTTTCCGTATTGCATTTGAAGCCCTTCCGTTAATTGGGCGCTACCCCATGCGTCGTATCCGAATTTAAAAGGAAATACGCCATATGTATCTTGCATTTCCGTATACCAATCTAAGATATCCATAGGATTAATATTCTTACCCTTCGTAAGTCTTAATAGTCCTTGATTATACCAGGCTGTATATGGTTTATCGTCGCGGGCTTCATATTCGGCTAATCTATCTTCCGGAATAAAATACATCGATTTAACATAGATAATATCGGAAGACGCTTTTTTAAATAATATACAAGCCGATGTTAAGTCGATTTGTTGAGATAAATCCCAGCCGCCTATATAGTAGCAATTTCTTAATTCTTCCATATTAAAAGTATCTTCGTTGATGATAGTATCGATATCGAAGTAAGCCGTATTCCCATTAACTGGAATGTTAAAGTCTTTACATAAAAGATTCGGTAAATGTCTATTATCGTCTTTTGCAGCTTGTACTTTATTTTCTAGGTAAGATATCTGCTTCGATACGCCTAAATTCGGATTCGCTTTTAACCAGTTTTCAGGGGTATCGATTTCGTTTCGGTTATCTAATTCGTATACGATTGGTAGAATTGTCGTATCTGTATAATCGTCTTGTAAGAATCTATTAATAATACGGGTACATTCGTCGTATTTTAAATCATAGATATTATCCCTAATCATACCGGACGTCGAAGTTATAACAGATAAAGGCTGCGTACGTGCTGACATTCCGTCGACTAATACGTCGTATAAGTTTTTATCTTTTATCGCATGTAATTCGTCGATAAAGCTGGCATGTACATTTAATCCGTCTAATGTATTAGATTCAGATGATAAGGGTTTAAATATGCCGTCGCCTATATCGCATTTGATTTCACTAATATATATCTTGGCATGACGTTTTAATTCGGGCGATTTATTTATCATCTTCTTAGCGGATTCCCATATTATTTTTGCTTGGTCTTTTTTAGTAGCTGCGCTATATAATTGCGCCCCAGCTTCTTTATCGGCATATAAAAGATATAGGGCAATAGCCGAAGCGAATACAGATTTACCATTCTTTCGGGCTACGATTAATATTAATTCTCTAAATTGACGATATCCAGTTTTCTTATCGACGAATCCGAATAATGCCGATAATAACGCTTTTTGCCATAATTCAAGGATAAAAGGTTTACCGGCTAATTTACCTTCGCCATGTTTACAAAATGATTCGATAAAGCTGATAACGTGTAATGCTTTATCATTATCATATATATAAGGCGATGTAGTATCTGTTAAATGAAAAACTAAATACTTATATACAGCGGCTACTTTCTTAGACGTAACAATCTTACCGGATTCTATTTCGTCGTAGTATTGCTGAATATAATTCATCGTTTTTCACCTACTTTGAAATAAAAGCCGTTAAGGTATCTTGTACGTCGGATTGTCTTTCTGTTGGTAATAATCCTATTAAATTTTTAATAACAGTATTATAGCTGCGGATCATATTGTTATAGACTTTGATAGAAGAAGATTCCTTAATTCCGGATTGGTTAGCGCCGTTTTGATATTCTTCCGTACAGCCATGTATTAATATATCTTGCTGAAGACTTAAAAGAGTGATGTACATGAAGGCGGCGTTATTTATTAATCCTTGCGCGATATTAAACGATGTATCGTCTAGTAATGGCTTAAATATCTTCTTCAATTTATTAGTTTCTTTCTTCAGTAATTTTTCTCTATTGGTTTCTTCCATATTATGCCTTTTCAGATGTTAGCCAATCATAAGCGATTGTAACAGTTGAATTATCAGTATAATTAGATAGTGAGTATAGCGCGCAATTATGCGCCTTAAATAACGTATCGGCAATCGTAAAAGAAATCGTCTTAGTCTTGCCGTATCGTAGATGATTCATAATCTGAATCGCTTCGTCTTCATTCGTGAATATGAAGGCGATATATTGGTCTGTACTTTTGATTAGTACAGAATCGATATCATAGGTATCTTTTTTAAAAAAGAATGAGATATCGGTATACTTATTCTGTTTCATTTCGTTTCTTCTTCATTAATTTAATTAGTGTCTTTTTATTAATAGATTGATTAAAGTCAGTTTTATATGGCGGCATAGATGACGATACCCATTTTTTTAAATCAAGATTATAGGTCTTCCAGGTTAAATCTTTCTTCTTTGGATATGGAAGGCTGGTAAAGGTTGCATGACTTAACAATTCTTTTTTTTCTTTATGGTTGCCTAACAGATATAGATACTTAAATTGATGACCTTTATATCTTTGTACATGATATTCCTTCATCTGTTGTATAGTCGGTCTGATAGAAAGTCTAGTATCGTTATCGTCTTTCTTGAATAAGTCGCGCGTTTGTCTAGGGTGAATCTTATAGCCTTCGAATAAGTAAATATCGGAATCAGATGTACCAGCGTATATAAAATTAGACGCCTGGTATACGTAGCCGCATTTACCTAACATTCCGTCCGCCCATGTAAACAATACTTTAATATCTGTATTTTGCTTAATCCATTTAATGGCTGCTTTTAACATTTGGGATTCTGAATTTCTAGGCATGGAATCCGTCATACACATTCTTCCGATTTCTAAATAATCAGATGTATCAAGGTTATCAAATAGGCATTGTATAGTATGCTTTGGGCGTGTGCCGTATCCTAATGTAATACAGCCTACTAATTTAGAATCTAAAAAGCAGCCTAGGAAGTATTTGTTAATTCTTGGAAGCGTATTCGAATAGTGATACGTCTGTATCATCTTAATAGCTTCTTCTTTTGTAATTAAATCTATTGTAAAATTGTACTTCATAAATTTATCTTTTTTTAAAAAGACTACACCTTTAAATAAAAAGCCCTTTTATTATGCGAAAAAGAGGGCGCCGGTCTTCCGTCAAAATGTTTTTTGTATGTAGGTAGGGGGGATACTGTTATTATCAGTACCAATATCATATAGTAGGGTTATTATCGGTAAGGGATACGACGTTACCCATGCTATCGAAGTGTATGCAGCGTCGTTGTGCTGGTGATACGTTACGTATAAATCTGTTATGTCTTTTGTTATGACATTCATTACATAGTAGTACCAGGTTATCCGGGTTTAAAGTTATGGTAGGATCATTCACATTTAATTCTGTAACCGGTATAACATGATGTACTTCTTTAGAATTAGGCTTGCCGCAATCCTGGCATATGTGAAAGTATTTTTTACGTATATGGTCTGATAGTTGTATCCAGTCTTTTGAGTTGTAGAAAAACTTTAAATTTTTTGAAATCATATTTTTTAACTTGGTAAAAAAATAACCTACCTTGTATTTGTAGCGTAAGGAGTAACCGCTTAAATAGAAGGTAAGTTATTTCTTTAATAGGAGGTTTTTAAATATTGGCATTTTCCTAGAAGGAGGATTCTCTTAAAGGTTACATAATGTATATGTATATATATCTATTAATGGTAAAGCTGGTAATGAAAATGTGATGTTAAAAAGTTACCAGGCGGCGATATATATAGTATTATGTATCCCTTCAATATATAAGCGTACTAAGTGTATTAAAAGTACGGCTTTTGTGTTTAGTTTAGATTAAATATCTGATAAGAATAATGGGCGGCGAATATATATATTTAGATTGTATATAATGTAAAGGGTATAAATCATACCCCTTTTGATAGTAAAAAGGGTACGAATCGTACCCCACCTAAAACGCTACAAACATAGATAGATACTGCATTTCTTTAAAAATTTTATACAAATTCACATTATATAAAGATATGTAGATTTGTAGTTACGGCTGGTAAAAAAATATTCTATCTGTCGTAGTCAATAATAATATCGTAGCTGGTAATACTATCGGTAGAGATTAATCCATTGGCTTAAAAGAAGAAGATAGCCGCCGGATTAGATATTATATTTTAATTGTATACAATATAAAGGGTATGAATCGTACCCTTTTCGATAGCAAAAGGGGTATAAATCATACCCCACCTAAAACGCTACAAACATAGATAAATACTGCATTTCTTTAAAAATTTACTACAAATTCACTTTATATAAAGATATGTAGTTTTGCAGCTGAAGTATTTTTCCGGCGGCTATGACGTTGATGATCCAGTAACAAATACATTTAAAATCCGTACCCCTAAAATATCTACTTTCCTTTTAAGCCTGACTTTACACCGGCTTAAAAGAAAAGAATAGCTATTTTTTGTAAGTTAATCAAAAAGTCAAATACTTATCTTCTTTTTAGTTGCTAAGTATGGTATACTGTAAACGTAGAGAATTTTATATAGATAATGCCAGTTAATGCGAATAATATCGTGCCGATTTGTAGCGCGATACTTGTATTATTCATTAAATGCAATTTAATAGTATAATATATCAATTTTGCATACATGAAAAATTTTGCAATATAAGATGACTAACTAGGTAATATAACTTATGAAAGCGTTAATCGATGACGCTTTATTATATTAAAAATTTTGTCTTCTTTTTAGCAGAATGAGGTACAGCATGAATAATACAACGATTTCACAATTATCTAAGTCATTCCGGCAAGATGTAGTACTTGGCGACTACGGCGAAGCATGGGTTAAGAATTACTTAAAGACTAAGCAAGGTAAAGACGTCTTTAAATGCGATACGCCAGCTTTTAGAAGTATCGATGTAGATTTTACTACATCGTACGAATTATCTAACTGTAACGATGTAAAAGCGATCCTTACTAGTAATGAATCACTTATCGAAGTTAAGACGGATAATTCTAAATATTCTAATCAATGTATCGAAATCGTAAGTAATATAAATACGAATAGTAAAGGTTGGGCGCTAGTTACGGAAGCGGATTACATATTTAGCGTCTTCCCTGAATTAAATCGATGTTATGTCTACGACGGGAAAGCCTTTAGGGCATACGCCGAATCGATTAAAGACGATACCAGCGTTAAGACATTAATTACGAATACATACAGTTACGGCAAGCATAAGAAGCTACTATATCAATCCAAAGTAAAGATAGTTAGTCGTAAGCTGTTAAAAGATTTAGGAATCTTGATACGGGAATACAAATTAGATAATTATGAGGTAGTTTACAAGGTGGTACAAAATGAAAAAACTAATTAGAAATGAAGAAATCTTTTATATGGTATGCGCAATATTAGCATTAATGCTATGGGATACATTCGTTACTGCCCTTCATATCCTTTTAAGCCTGTACATCGGAATTATCATCGTCAAGTATTTAGTAAAAGCAATCAGAAAGGCTATGAATAAATGGATTCTAAGAAAGTAATAAGTTTGTATAGCCAACTTAAAGCAAGCGCAACAAACAATATCGAAGTTATCGGATACCTTATCGATATAGAAGCCGCATTACATAAATTAAAGCCACGTCATCAATTTATCTTAGAAAAAATCTGTATTGAAGGTTATACACAAGCTGAAGTAGCAGCCATGTTAGGTATTACAAAATCCACTCTTAACGGCGTATATCATAACGCATTAATTCAATTCGAAAGGCATTTACACTATGGAAAGTAATGTTAATACTTTAAAATTCGCTAATACTCTTTTAAGTCATGAAAACTATACGGAAGCTGAAATTATCGGCTTCCTTTCAAGGGCTAATAACTCTTATGAATACGATTCTATTATTGATAGCCTGTACTTCAAGGATAGAAATAATAAGTCCGATATTAAGAATCGTACCGAATACAGTTGTTACACCGCGCGCGGCTTGAAAGAAAGAGAAAAGCGTGAAGATTCTATCGAATATCTTACCGATATCAAGCATATTCAATTTAAGCATTAATAGGAGATTATAAACTATGAAAAATGTGATTTTTACTCATGCCGATAACAATAACAAATACTACCAATCTAAAACCACAAACGTAACAGATGAAGGGCGTTTACAATCCGCGAAGTTGTTTAGTACGAAAGTTAGTATCGACTATGCCTTTGATTTTGAAAGTAGAGGATTAACCGCCAGCGATATATTAAAGCTAGTAAGAGTTGTATCCACTCATTTAAAATCTGATAGTACGTTAAAATGCTATGATCCTATTAATCGACGTCAAGTCCCTATGAAGAAAGCCGATTTACAAGAAGTATTAGGCTTGAAAAAAGACGCTTTCAAAAAGTTTTTTGCAAGATGTACAAAGGCTAATATATTCAAGGTTAATAAATGGATTTCGAATCATGACGTAACCTATGAAGCTATCTTTATAAATCCGGCTGTAATGCAACTAAATTATAGTATTACACCATTAGCGTATTGGCTATTTAAGTCCGATATCGATAAGAAATTAGACGATACTACAATCGCTATGTTTACCGACGCATACTATAGCCAATATGGTACACATACTCATAAGGAAGCTACTGAATATTTGTCTGAAGATGACGATACTATTAATCATTTATCAGTCTTCAATAAATTAGTATTAAATAATAAGAAAGCCGATATCTACCAATTCGGCGATACTATTAATATATTCTTTTTAGTGAATGAATCACGTAAGGCTGGTAAACGTAGGGCGTCTGATATTACGACGTACCGAAATCTATTTATCGATATAGACGCTGGTAAAGACGAAGAAGGTAACTACTTTAGCTTAGAAGAAGTCGCTAAGCGTAAAGAAGCGATGTTAGAAGTCATCTATAGCTTTCCATTAGTACCGACTGTTATTACCGATACGCGTAACGGATATCATTGTATATGGGCTATTAATCCTATTAATAATGGCGAATTATGGCAAGCTGCCGAAGATATGTTAGTTAGGACTATTAAAATAGCCGATACTGCCGTATCCGATAAAGCCCGCGTATTACGTATGCCAGGTAGCATATGGAAAAAGGGCGACTATAACGAATATGAAGTAACTATCTTCGATTCTAATAACGTAAGATATGATATCGATGATTTCGTACATGAATTAACCGAATCCAAAGACGATATAGAATCCGCTTGTAATAACTATCTAACTATGTATCCTACAACTATTAAAGCCGTGCAAAATCATAAAACTAAGGATACGTCTAAAATCGATAACCAACGCATTAAGGCAATCAGTCAAAAGTCTGTATTTTTAGTAAACGATACTATTAATGGTATGAAATTAACGTCTTCTACTTTTAAGAAATTAGTAAAGCGTTATAATTTAGCCGACTTCTTAGGCGTACCGGATCATGGATTA